CGCCGCGGAATGGGATGGGCGCGCGTTCGCTCACGCCAGCACGGAAGGCACGATCGGCCCGCTTGCGCGGCAGCTGGTGCAGGCTGGGGCGCCGGATGGCGAGTGGGAAGTGTGCGGCGCCAACGGCCGGCTGCAATTTTACGGGCGCAGCCTGCATTTGCTGGCTAAGGGCTGTTTCAATGCACCCAAAGAGTTGGCTGTAGAGGGTTGACACACGCAAAGCGGGTGGGTAATGACGCGCCACCTTCCGGTGGCTGTCATCAAGGCATGCGCTGGGGCGGTGTGCGTTTATGTGGCGAGCGAGATGGTGCGGCTAGCGATTGCGGTTGCGCCATTTCGTGCGGTAGCCGTGGGGGGCCGCCGTGGCACGTTGTCTATACGCACCCGCAAGCCGAGCTTGTAGCGCTCGAAAATCTCCGTTCCCAAGGGTTCATCGCGTATCTGCCGGTCATTCGGGAACGGCGGCCGTGCCGCACCGCGGGGCGGCGCCCTCATGTTCGCGATGTGCCGTTGTTCCCCAGGTATCTGTTCGTTTCGTTTGACCCGGAGGCGGATGCCTGGGGTGCAATCTGGTTCACCCGCGGCGTGCGCAGCTTGCTGCGATCGGCGCCCTACACACCGGCCCAGGTGCCGGATGGTATCGTGGAGGCGCTGATCGAGCGCGCCGGGCCGGATGGCGTGATCGATGAGGGTGCGCACGAATTGCCGCCCATTCAGCCGGGACAAGAGGCGCAGGTGATCAGCGGGCCACTCGAGGGCTTAAGCGGTGTGTGCAGCTGGTCTAGCAAGAAACGGGTGCGCCTGCTGTTGCAGATGATCGGCGGCGGGCAGATGCCGGTGGAGCTTAATCGTGAGCAGGTGGCGTAACAAAATGTTGTTTGCTCCACCGAGTTGGCTACAGGGCGTGCTTGCACGCGTAACTTTCGATGCAAGGAGGATCGACCGAATGGCGACTGAGCTTGAGAACCTGCGCGCACAGGTGCAGAACAATCGTGACGTGATCCAATCGGCCATTGTGCTGATCAATGGCATTGCTGATCGCGTGAAGGCGGCACAGAGCGATCCGGGCGCGCTGCAGGCGCTTGCTGATGATCTGAGCAGCCAGGATACAGCCTTGGCGCAAGCCGTAGCTGCAAATACGCCGGCGCAAAGTGGATCATCGCAGCCTGCGCCTGCGCCGCAGCCGCAGACCACTTCGCCTAGTCAGCCTGCGCAGACTGCGCCGGCGCCAGCGCAGCCGAGCCCGTAGTGCCGAGCAAAAGTAAGGTCCAAGCGAAGACCATGCGCGCGGCTGCAAACAATGCGGATTTCGCGCGCAAGGTTGATATTCCGCAGGATGTGGCGCGCGACTATGCCGATAGCGATAAAAAGCGCGGCACATCGAAGCTGCCGCCTCGGAAAGGGAAGTGAATACTTCCAGCGCTAAAAACGGGCTGGCGGTTACGTATCGCCCCATCGATACGCTGGTGCCGTATGCGCGGAATGCGCGCACGCATTCCGATGCGCAAGTGGCACAAATCGCCGGCTCGATCCGTGAGTTCGGCTGGACCAATCCGGTGCTGATCGACGAGGAGGGCGGGCTGATTGCCGGGCACGGGCGCGTGCTGGCGGCGCGCAAGCTCGGTATGGCCGAGGTTCCCGCCATCACCATCGCCGGGCTGACGAAATCGCAGAAGCGGGCGCTGGTGATTGCCGACAACAAGCTGGCGCTGAACGCGGGCTGGGATGATGAGCTGCTGCGGCTGGAGCTGGCGGAATTGCGCGATGATGGGTTTGAACTCGGGCTGACCGGGTTTGGGCCGGAAGAATTGGGCGAGCTGCTGGCGGATCGTTCGCTGGGGCTGACCGACCCAGATGAAGCGCCTGAGCCGCCAGTGCAGCCGGTTAGCCAGCTCGGCGATGTGTGGCTTCTGGGGCGGCATCGGCTGGTGTGCGGCGATTGCACCGATGCGCAGGTGGTCGACAAGGCGCTGGGCGGTGTGCGGCCGCATCTGATGGTGACCGATCCCCCGTATGGGGTGGATTATGATCCCGAGTGGCGAACTGGAATTGGCAAATCGGCCGAAGGCAAGACGGTGCGGGTTGCTTCTGGCAAAGCGTTATATGCTTACAAAGTCGCTGGAGTTGGTAAAGTCGTCAACGACGATATTATTGATTGGCGCGAGGCTTGGGCGCTGTTTCCAGGTGACGTGGCCTATGTGTGGCATGCCGGAACAGCGGCGGGAATTGTAGGCGATAGCTTGGCGGCTTGTGGGTTAGCCATCCGTGCGCAGATAGTCTGGGCAAAAGGTCGTTTTGCTATCGGGCGAGGTAATTATCACTGGCAGCACGAGCCATGCTGGTATGCCGTGAAAGAAGGCAAGAAAGCCCATTGGGCTGGCGACCGATCACAAACTACGCTCTGGCCAATTCAGCACAATAAATCTGACACCGGCCACGGCACCCAAAAGCCCGTCGAGTGCATGAAGCGGCCGATCGAGAACAACAGCTCGCCCGGCCAGGCTGTTTATGATCCATTCGTCGGCTCGGGCACCACGATCATCGCGGCGGAAATGACCGGCCGCGCCTGCCACGCAATCGAGCTGAACCCGCAATACATAGATGTATGCGTGCAGCGCTGGCAGAATTTCACAGGTAAGCAGGCCACGCTCGAAGGCGACGGCCGCACATTCGATGAGGTGGCGCGTGAGCGAGCCGAAACGCGGCCGGGGGCAGCCACGCTTTCAGCCGTCGCCTGAGCAGCGGCGCCAAGCCGAAACCCTGGCCGGGCTCGGCCTCACGGGTAAGCAAATCGCCCTGATTATCGGGTGCGACGAAAAGACGCTGCTCAAGTATTTCACGCCCGAGCTGAAGGCGGGTGACGCCAAAGCTACGGCGAAGGTGGCGCAATCGCTGTTCCAGAAGGCGGTGAACGGCGACGTTGCCTCGATGATCTTCTGGATGAAGGTGCGGGCTAAGTGGTCCGAGCGGATCGTGCAGGAACATGTAGGCGAGGGCGGCAAGCCGATCGCATCGAGCCTAACCGTTGCATTTGTCCGTTCCTCTAAGCAGCAGACCAGTGAGTGACGTTAGGGCCGAATTTCCCGACAAGCTGCGCCTGCTGTTCGAGCCCGCCCGCTACAAGGTGCTGTATGGTGGCCGCGGCGGGGCTAAAAGCTGGTCCGTGGCCCGGGCGCTGCTGATCATCGGCACCCAGCGGCCGTTGCGCGTGCTGTGTGCTCGCGAGTTGCAGAGCTCGATCGCTGACAGTGTGCACAAGCTGCTGGGCGACCAGGTGCGGGCGCTGGGACTGCAGGACTTCTACGAGGTGCAGCGCACCTCGATCCGCGGCGCCAACGGCACCGAATTCGCCTTTGCCGGCATCAGGCACAATGTTGGCTCGATCAAAAGCTACGAGGGCGTGGATGTGGCCTGGGTTGAGGAAGCCCAGAACGTGTCCAAGGCGAGCTGGGAGACCTTGCTGCCGACGATCCGCAAGGCGGGTTCGGAAATCTGGATCACCTTTAACCCCGAGCTCGACACCGACGAAACCTGGCGCCGGTTCGTGGTCAATCCGCCGCCTGGCGCCGTGGTGCAAAAGATTACCTGGCGCGACAATCCCTGGTTTCCGGCGCCGCTCCGGGCCGAGATGGAGCACATGCGCGTCACCGATCGGGACGCGTGGCTGTGCATCTGGGAAGGCAACACAAGGCATGTTCTCGACGGTGCGGTCTATGCTGCAGAATTGCGTGCAGCTGTGGAGGAGGGCCGCATTACGCGCGTGCCTTATGATCACAGCAAGCCCGTGCATTGCTTTTATGACCTTGGTTGGTCTGATCTGACTTCGATATGGATGGCCCAGATTGTGGGCTTTGAATACCGGATCATCGATTTCTACCAGGACCGGCACAAAACGATCGAGCATTACATCAAGGTGCTGCAAGCCAGGGGCTACATGTTCGGCACCGATTATCTGCCGCATGACGGCGCCAAGGGTCAGCTGGGCTCAGGCGGTCGTTCGATCCGCGACATGATGGTGGCCGCCGGGCGCAAGGTGCAGATCGTGCCCAACCTCGCCGTAGCGGATGGGCTCAATGCTGCTCGGACACTGTTTCCTAATTGTTGGTTTGACGCTGAGCGGTGCGCCGATGGCCTGCAGGCCCTGCGCCACTACCGATATGATATCGACCAGCAGACCGGGCAATACAGCCGCAATCCGCTGCACGACATACATTCGCATGCAGCAGATGCCTGGCGCTACCTAGCTGTGGCGTTGCGTGAGGCGCCGCGCGACCGGATCAAGCTCAAGCCGGTGTTCCGGCCGCCGCCAAGTGTCACTGAAGCTTGGATGAGCTGAGTGTCTTGCGAAATTCTGGTTGGTGACTGCAGGCGGGTGCTGCAGCGGATGCCGGCTGGATCGGTGCAATGCTGCGTCACATCGCCGCCATACTATGGTCTGCGTGATTATGGCGTTGCTGGGCAGATCGGTCTGGAAAAATCGCCCGATGAATACGTGGCGCAGATGGTTGCGGTGTTCCGCGAGGTGCGCCGGGTGCTGCGGGATGATGGCACGCTGTTCCTGAACCTTGGGGACAGCTATGCGCAGGGTGGCAGCGGCGGCGCTTCTAGCAAATCGACGCTAAAGAATGATGGGCGGCCGGTATATGGCGCCAGGGCTCATGAGCAGCGGTTGAACGAAATCGCATTCACCCGCAAATCGCCGCCTGGTTACAAGCCAAAGGATTTGCTCGGTATCCCTTGGTTAGTTGCATTTGCCCTACGCGCTGATGGCTGGTGGTTGCGCAGCGAAATCATCTGGCACAAGCCCAACCCGATGCCGGAAAGTGTGCGTGATCGCCCCACCAGCGCGCATGAAAAGGTGTTTCTGTTCGCTAAGAGCGAGCGGTATTTTTATGATAGCGAGGCGGTGCGCGAGCCGTTCGCGGATGAGCGGATGGGTAATCCGGGCCGATACAAGCGAACCTCGCAGGCATCCAAAGGCAGCAATCGAGACCGTCAAGATACTGGCTTTCTGAATAATGGAGCCGGCTGGAATACGGATGGCAGGGCTGCTGGTCGGAATATTCGCAATGTGTGGACGATTGCGCCGCGGCCCTATGCCGGCGCGCATTTCGCCGTTATGCCGCCTGAGCTGGCCGAGCGCTGCATCAAGGCCGGCAGCAAGCCGGGCGATACCGTGCTTGATCCCTTCGCTGGCGCTGGAACCACAGCGCTGGCCGCGCTGAACTTGGGGCGGCGTGCAATCCTGATCGAGCTACGGGCGGAATATGTCGACATGGCGCGGGAACGGCTGGGCATGCCGCTATTCACAGAGGCCGCTGACTGATGGCCACTAAGGACGAAAAGATTATCGAGGAGGCGCGCAAGCGCTGGAAGCGCTGCCAGGAATGGGAAAGCTACGCTCGCGCCCGTTACGAGGACGATATCCGCTTTGCCAATGGTGATAGCGATAATAACTACCAGTGGCCATCTTCGATCGTAAAAGGTCGCACCGATGAGGCGCGCCCCTGCCTCACGATCAACAAAACCCGCCAGCATTGCTTGCAGATTATCAATGACGCGAGGCAGAACAAGCCGGGCATCGAGGTGCGCCCGGTGGGCGATCAGGCTACCTATGATGCGGCCAAAATCTATGAGGGCGTGGTCCGTCATATCGAGTATATCAGCAACGCCCAGCAAGCTTACGACACGGCCGTGTGGCACCAGGTTATGGGTGGCATTGGCTACTGGCGGGTGCTTACCGATTACGTGTCGGACGATACGTTTGACCAGGAAATCTACATTCGCCGGATCAATGATCCGCTCACCGTGTATCTTGATCCCGATATCCAGCAGTATGACGGCGGCGATGCGCGGTTCGGATTTGTCTTTCGTGATATGCCGCGCGATGAGTTTGAGGAAACCTACCCGCGGTATAAAGACAAACTGGGCGATATGCCGCTCAACGACGGCGCCGGCTGGAATGATGAGCACCACATCCGGGTGGCCGAGTATTATCGCAAGGTCGAGAAGCGAGACCGGCTGCTGAACCTCGATACCGGCGAGGCGGTGCGCGCCAGCACGATCCCGCCCAATGTGCGCGAGCTCATGCCGAACGACGTGATCGATGATGCGCGCGAAATCACCGAATACGAAATCGAGTGGTATCTGATCGCCGGCAACAAAGTCCTCGAGCGGCGCATCTGGCCGGGCAAATACATTCCTCTTGTCAGGGTAGTTGGTGAAGAGGTTATAATTGATAAGAAGTTAGACCGTAGGGGTCATACAAGAGCACTCAAAGATCCGCAAAGGATGTATAATTACTGGTCCCCGCTATCGTTGGAAACGCCGTTACCGACACCAAGCGGCTGGACCAAGATGGGAGACGTGCGGCCGGGAGATTGGCTGCTGGATGAAGGGGGTAAGCCTGTTGAGGTGGCGGGTGTCAGCCCGATCCACATCAACCGCGAGTGCTATTTGGTCCGGTTTGATGACGGATCGGGCATTGTCGCTGATGCCGGGCACAAATGGACAGTAGAAGAGCGCGGCAAGCGCAAAACTCAGACCTGGGAATGGTTCACCAAGACGGTTACCACGCAAGAGCTAACGCCGAACAAGCATTTCATTTGGGCGGCTAAGCCGCTTGATCTGCCGAAAGCCGATCTTCCGCTCGATCCATATGTGCTTGGTGTTTGGCTAGGTGATGGGACCGCGACTAAGCCTGATATTACCGCCGGGCCTCTTGACGCAGAGGATATGCGCGTTTGCCTGGCCGCTTCCGGCTACAACATCGGTCCGGCCAAGACATACAACGGCAATCGCGGCGCGGCAGTAATTACCATTTATGGCATTTGGAACCGGTTCGTTGCGCTTGGCCTCGCCGGCAACAAGCACATCCCGGAAATCTATCTGCGTGCCTCGTATGAGCAGCGGCTCGCCTTGCTACAGGGCCTCATGGATACCGATGGGTCGATTGCTTCGGCCAATCGCCAGTGCAGTTTTACGACCATCTCCCCTGCTCTTGCTGAGGGCTTTGCGGAGTTGCTGCGCAGTCTAGGGATTAAGGCTGTGCGGTGTGTTCGTGAGGCGAAGGCTCGGATGTTTCCGAGTGGGAATACGTATAACTGCAAAGAGGCCATACAATTCTCGTTCTCCATCGAGCCGGACATGCGTGTATTTCGCCTCCCTCGCAAGGCGGTTGCGCAGGGCGGCTCGCGTAATCTCCATTCGCGCAGGACCAAACGGCACCGCATTTCTTCGGTAACCAAGGTGCCATCGGTGCCTGTAAAGTGTGTCACCATCAACTCAGCATCGCACCTGTTCTTGGCGGGCGAGGGGATGGTGCCCACGCATAATTCGAGTGTAACGGAATACGTCGCGCTGCAGACCAAGACGCCCTACATCGCGGCCAGTGAGGCGATCGAGGGCCACCAGCAGGCATGGGAGGAAAGCAACCGCGTAACTCGCGCGCTGCTGCCTTTCAAGGCGTTCAATGACCAAGGGCAGCCGCTTCCTGTGCCGCAAAGGGTGCAACCTCCCGCGATGCCCGACGCCTTCATCAAAGGGCTGCAGATCGCTCAGCAGGAGCTGATGCTGGTGTCAGGCCAGTATCAGGCAATCATGGGCGAGCCGAGCAACGAAACATCGGGCAAGGCGATCAACGCAAGGCAGCGGCAGGGCGATAATGCGACCTACCATTTCATCGATCATCTCGCCAGCGCGGTGCGCTTTACGGGCCGAATTCTGATCGATCTGATACCGAAGGTCTACGACACGCAACGCGTCATGCTGATCATGGCTGAGGACGGCAGCCAGGAGCAGGTGAACCTAAATCCGCAGCTGCCGGTTCCGCTAGCTGCACAGCAAAACCCGCTCACAGGCGCCGTGCAGCGCATCTTCAACCCGGCGGTCGGAAGGTATGAGGTAGAGGCCGATATCGGCCCGGCTTATGCCACGCGCCGGCAAGAAGCGTTCAATGCGTTTATGCAAATAGCCTCCCAGAACAGCGCATTGGTTGGGGTGATTGGCGATCTGATGTTCAAGGCGGCCGATTTCCCGATGGCCGACGAAATCTCCGAGCGGCTGCACAACATGCTGCCGCCGCAAGCGCTCGGTGGGCCGAGCCCGCAAATGCAGCAGATGCAGGCTGAGGCGCAAAAGCAGATCGGTAACCTGCAGAAGCTGGCGAGCAGTCTCGCTGATCAGCTGGCCAAGGCGCAAATCGAGCTGAAGCAGAAGAACGATAAGTCGCAGCTCGAGGTGTATGATGCCGAAACCCGGCGCATGGCTGCTGTGGGTAATATCGACCCTGAAGCTTTGCGACCGATCGTGCGTGAGCTGGTGTCGCAGGCGCTTGGAACGCCGATAGTTCCGATCATGGCCGCGCACGCAGCCGCCGATCAGGCCCGGCAGCCGCAGCCTGAGCCGGAAGAACAAGATCAAGAGACGCAACCCGCGCAGTAGCGCGGGAAGCTACCCGCACCGGCCGGGCAAGCCGGGCAAAATCTCCAAAGGCGACTAATGTCTGAAACGACTGAACTCCCAGCCGCAGAGAACGCGGCTGCGACGCCCGCTGAGCCTACATCTCCGGAACCGGGCACGGAGGCGGCGGGGCCGCGCCCCCAACAAGCAGAAACCACGCCGAATGAGACCGAAGGCGAGCAAGAGCAGCGCCCGAAGCGGACGCCTTGGTTCCAAGAGCGGATTGACACCCTCACCCGCGAAAAATGGGACGAACGGCGCCGCGCCGATGCTGCTGAGCAAGCCCTACAGCTCATCCGGCACACACAAGCCAGCAACGGGCAGCAACCGCCCGCTGAGGGCCAACCTCGAGCCCCGACGCAAGCCGAAATCGATCGGTTGGCCACCGAACGGGCGAAGCAAATTGCCGCTGAGCAGCAATTCAATGCCGCCTGCAACAAGGTCTATGAAGACGGCAAAGGTAGCCACGCTGATTTCGATGAGGCTGTGCGCGGGATAGGCATGCTCACCGGCGGCGCCCCACCGCGCGAATTCCTCGATGCGGTGACGGCGCTGCCGGATGGTGCCGAAGTCTACTATCAGCTGGGCAAGAATCTCGATGAGGCGGCGCGAATCATGCAGCTGCCGCCCGTGCGGATGGCTGTGGAGCTCGCCAAGCTCTCGGGCAAGCCGGCAAGGGCCAAATCGAATGCGCCAGCGCCGATTCAGCCGGTGGGCGGCACCACACGGGGCGAGCCCGACCCAGACAAGATGTCTATCAACGAGTGGGTGCGGTGGCGCGAAAAGCAGATACGCGAAAACCGCCGATAATCGCTAAGGACTAAGCCCTCCCGGCGGGCTAAAGCCGGTGCAAAGAGCCTCCCGGTAACCCCGGTGCGACGTGCGTAGAAGCCAGGCTGCGCTGATTTCCAACATTCCTGCCTGTGCTCCTGAACAATCGCAACCAATAGCGCCCTGCGCGATGCGCGGGCCTTCAGGGGTGCCGTTACATTGGCAAATTCACTTCTCACGCCTACCCAAGTCACACGGGAGGCGTTGCGCCTGTTCCGCAATAGCAACGCCTTTCTGCAGTCGATCAACACCGAATACGACGATAGCTTTGCCCGGTCAGGTGCTAAGATCGGCAACACACTGCGCATTCGCTTGCCGAATGACTACACGGTGCGCACCGGTCCTACGGCGGTGGCGCAGGATACCACCGAAAACTATACCACGCTGACGGTTTCGAGCCAAAAGGGTGTGGATGTATCGTTCAGCTCGGTGGATCGGGCTCTGAGCTTGGATGATTATTCCAAGCGCATCTTGGCTCCGGCAATCAATACGCTGGCTGGCGCCGTCGCTTCGGACGTGATGAGCGTGGCCGATGGCGTGCCAAACTATGTGAGCAAAACTAGTTCGGGCGCGGTGGTATCGCCTGATGCCAGCACTTGGTTGCTGGCGGGCGCTAATCTCGACTTCAATAATGCGCCGCGCGATCGCCGTGTGATCATCATGGACGTGCTCACTCAGGCGCGCACCGTTTCCTCCCTTACCGGCCTGTTTAATCCGCAATCCACGATTTCCGATCAGTATCGCGGTGGTGAAATGACCAC